TATTATTTTTTTTCTTTCTTTATTTTTGAATAGTACGATTAAATAGTTCATAATATTGATCACTCTTTAATTAAGTATATTAATTTTTTTTTATAAATGAATAATGACAATTATTATAGTGTATTAGGTGTTGATGAAAAGGCGACTCAGGATGACATTAAAAAAGCATATAGAAACTTAGCAAAGGAGAATCACCCAGACAAAGGTGGTGATGAAGAAAAGTTTAAAAAAATCAATGAAGCTTATGATACCATAGGTGATGAGGTTAAACGTAAAAATTACGACAACAGAAAGAACAACCCATTTGGTGGTAACTTCTCAGATATGTTTAATATGTTCAACCAACAGAGACAACGTCAAGAAAACCATACAAGTGTAATAACAGTAAACATTGGAGTGTTAGATTCTTATTTAAGTAGAAACAAACAAATCACGTATAAAAGAAAAACAAATTGTAATGTTTGTACTGGTACTGGTGGGGAAAAGAGGATCTGTACGGTTTGTAATGGTGTAGGTAGTGTTATGAGACAAATGGGTAGTGGAATGTTTGTACAAGTGGTTAATATGGCTTGTGAGACTTGTTCAGGTACCGGTAAAATAACAATCAATGCTTGTTATGGTTGTAGTGGATCAGGAACTAAAGATGAAATGAAAACATTAGATATTAAAATACCTCATGGTATTGAAGATGGTCAATTCATACGAATGTCTAATGTTGGTGATTTTAAAAATGGTAGGTTCGGGGACTTGGTCGTAAGGATTAATCTTATGGAAGAAAATGGGTTCTTTAAGAATGGACCACATTTAGTTTACAACTCTTATTTAAAATATGAGGATCTAATGAAGGAAGATATAAACATACCTCATCCTGATGGTGAGCTAAATATTAAATTACCTAAGTTAATGGATAGTTCAAAACCCTTGAGGGTGAGAGGTAAGGGGTTTAAAGTAGATCAACTTGGTGACCTACTAATTAATCAGATTGTGAGATTTGAGAGACCTTAAAATAAGGACATGATGTCTTTATATAAGGAAACTGCTCCGTAGATTGATAATGCGAACATTAGACCACCAACAATAAAGACAAATCTTTGTGTTTTACCTGTGGTTTGATTACACTTTCTACATCCTGTTACTTGTGTTGCTTGTTCTTTCATTTCCTCTTCCATCATTTCTTTTTATTAATAATAAATATTGTGAATTGACTTATAAAGATAAAATAACTACTTTTGTATAAAAAAAATATGTTAAGTTATATTGGAGGTAAGAGTAAAATTGGAAAGTGGATTGTCCCTTTCTATGATAAAAATATGGAAACATACGTTGAAACTTTCGGGGGAATGTTTTGGTGTTTCTTCAACATGGACCTTAGTCAGTTCCCAAACCTAAAGAAAGTAGTTTATAACGATTTCAATCCTCTTAACCATAATCTATTTGAATGTATTAAGAATCCTGAAAGATTATTGGAATCAATTAACTCAATCCCATGTCAAAAATTTGGTGAGGAGATCACCCCATCAATTTATAAGGAACAATTTATCAGCTTTCAGGCTGAAATATTTGGTGAAAATTTCAGCGTAGAACCTGGTAATTATGATATTGCTGCTAAATATGCGTATGTTCTAACACAAGTATTCTCAGGGTCTAAACCTGAAACAAGTTCATTCATTGACTTAAAAGGTAAGTATAAGTCAAAATACCTAACATTCAGAGATAAGTTAATGAAACCTGATTGGGTGGAACATTTCTTAAGAATAAGTGATGTAGAGAATATGGACTTTGCTGATGTAATTGAAAAATATGATTCACCAACGACTTACTTCTATGTTGATCCACCTTATTGGAAGACCGAGAACTATTACTCCAACCATGATTTTGATAGAGAAGACCACGAGAGACTTTCAAAGTCACTAAAAGGTATGGAAGGTAAGTTCAGTTTATCTTACTATGATTTTGAGATTCTACACGAATGGTTTCCTGAGGATCAATACAAATGGGAGAAAAAGGAATTTGCTAAAGCTGCTGCAGCTAAGAAGGGTACAAAACAAAATATGGGTGAGGAATTATTAATAATGAATTACTAATCATTTTTTACACTACGGGAATATTTATAATAAAAACTTTACTATGGAATTACTTAAGGTATTAACATCTGTCATTAAAGAAAATACAACCGAAAAACGTGTTGTGACTGAGGCGATGTCTGAAAAAGTCGTTAAATTCTTAATTGACAAATACAAACCTACAACTAAAGATACGGAAGAACAAATTATAGCGGTTATAAACGCATTTGATAAATATAAAAATGGGTTACCACAAGAACAAAGAGATATTACTAAATTAACATATGCCGTTGTTAAGAATATTGTATTAGCAAAAGAGATTAAAAAACAGGAAAAGAATATATTCAAAAAATATATGGAAGCAAATAAGGGAGCCGATAAAAATGCGGTTAAATTAGCTTTACGTAAATTCTATGAGTTATATCCTATTTTACCTGCGGCTCAAAGAGACGTTCTTAAAATGCCTTATTTAAAACTTACTGAGTTTTTACAAAGTAAGTTTAACACCATGTTAACTGCCGCAGCACTTAAGAAATTTAAGGAAGAGGGAGTTCAAGTAACGCCTGAACAATTAATTTATTATGTGTCAACATATTTGGATCTATATCATAGATTACCGGCAACATTACCACCATTATTGTTTATGAGTTTTGATGATCTTGAACATACATTAGATGGTATGGGTGATTTAACTGACGACATTAAGGATAGTAAGGATGATTATAATGATATTGAAACCATATATGATGACGATAACTTATTGATCTTCAAACCAAGTGGTAAAGAACAATGTATTAGATTGGCTAACGGAAGAAGTTGGTGTATTTCTAAATCAGGTGGTGGTAATATGTATTACAACTATCGTTTGAATCATAACTTAACAATTTATTATGTTATTGATAAAGACAAATCATTTGGGGATTTAAACTATGCAGTTGTTATCTTAGTTGAACCTTACGGTGGTAAGAGAATTGCCGATGGTCAAAATATGGCTGGTGGTTATTCAGGACACAAGAGAGAAGCTTGGGCTACGATTGTAAGTAAAGTTCCAAAATTAGAAGGTAAGGAACATTTGTTTGTTGCGGATCCATTGTCTCAAGAGGAACAAAGAGAGATGAATAACTATAAAAATGCTAGTATTCAGAGTGATGCTATAAAAGAACTTGGTAGTGAACAAGCGGCAGAAATGTGGCTTGAGATTGCAAGTCCTGATTTAACATACAGAGGTAACGGTAATGACATTTATCGTAATTTTACTGAAAACCTTAAACACAAGTACTTAGGTCTTGGAATGGACTTGACTGCAGATATGATCAATAATTCTGAACCTAGTGTATTGAAATACTACGCGGCTAGAAAACTACAAGGTTTGATGTCTAAAAGTTTAGGTCAATTAACTGATACTGATATTGCATTCATTAATAGTCCTATCATGAGGGAAAATAAGAAAAAATTAAAAGAAAAATACTCAGGTCAGTTAGGTGGTGTTACTAGTGGTCAGGCTGATTATGTCGGACTTGAATATCCAAAAGATGATAATTCTAAGTACGTTGCATTATTCGGGTTTGATGATTTCTTTGAACACATTCCAGTTAATACAAAAATGATTCAGATGGAGAATACAAGTAAAACTCCAATTGCTTTGGATATACCGGAAAGTATTGGTAAATTAACCGAATTAAAAACATTGATCATAGATAATATGGTTAAATCAATTCCTGAAAGTATTCGTAATTGTACTAAGTTGAAATTTATTAATTTACCTAACAACCCTCAATTGGAAAGTATTCCCGAAGCATTCGCGGAATTACATTGTTTGAATTTCTTATCAACAGAAAATTCAAATCCTAATATGAGAATCCCTAGTAAGTTAGAGGAATATATGGTAGATGATGAAGGATTCTGGTATATTAATTTCCCTCCTGAATTGAAAAAACATTGTGGACCTGTAAGATCGTAAAAATGAACGTAGATATTGAAATTTATATTAGTCAACTAATAACTTTTTTTGAAAATAACCCAGGTGACTTTATGGATCTTGTTGGTGAAGTTCAAAAAGAAGAGTTCTTTCAAAAACTGAAAGAAAAGTCTATCGATAATCACAATAAAGGTGAGGACTTTATATTGACCAAACAACAGATTATTGATGTTGTTGTTGAACTTAAGGCACCTGAACTTAACCAAAAGTTAAGTTATGCAAATAAGGTTGAAGGGTTTATCCAAAAGAGTAAGTTTGGAGACATCATATTAAATTAATTTTTTTCATGTAAAGGCTTGTGGAATCCAAAAAAATTCCTACCTTTGTAATGTAATCTAAAAAATAATTATATGATCTATACTCCAGAATTAATCAAGTCAACTGCACCATCTATCTTCGCAACATCTCCATCTTCAAAGATGACGAACAAGTATGAGTTTGTCCCTACGGACAAGATCATGGAATACTTCGATAGAGAAGGTTGGGAAATTTCATCAGTGAAACAAAATGGTAGAGGTATTCATGCCTTACACGAAGTTAAGTTCCGTAATGGACAACTTCCAGCGGTTGGTGATACTTTGGTTGAAGCGATCATCAAAAACTCACACAACGGGATGTCAGCGTTCTCAATGAGTGCAGGACTTCACCGATTGGTTTGTAGTAATGGTTTAACGGTACCAACATCAGTGGCTGACCAATTTCGTATCCGTCACAAAGATTTCCAACTTGACGACGTTAAAATGTTAACTGAGAGTTTCGCAAAGAAACTACCAATGATCCAACACTCTGTTGGACGAATGATGGAACGTCAACTTACTATGGATGAGAAAGTGGTGTTCGTACAGAAGGCATCTAAACTTAGATGGGCAACAGGTTCAGTACCGTCAACACTTGACTTGGCTGACTTGTTAACACCTAACCGTACTGAGGATGAAGGTGATGACCTTTGGAAAGTATTCAACGTAGTACAAGAGAAATTTGTACGAGGTGGAGTAGAGTACAGATCACAAAGTGGTCGTAAGACAGGGTTGAGAGGTTTGAAAAACATTATGGCGGTAAACGCAATAAACACAAAACTTTGGGAGACTGCTGAGTCAATGATCTAAAAGAAACGTGGGGTTAACTACCCCACTTTTTTAATTTACAAAAATGTTCACAAGAGAAAACGATTTTTTAGAAATACTAAAGGAAAGACACGGTAAATTATATGGTATAATAAAGGTTAATAGTGTATTGGAATTAACGCCTAAAATATTAATAGAAAAGAAATTTGAAATTGAATATTTGGATAGTGTTGAACATGAATACGAACTAAAACATTTGGAGGGAATTTTTAGACATAAATCTGGTTTTTACTTATATTTATCTAAAATGGAGGTCGATGATAAAACGTATGAACTTAAAATATATTACGACATGGGCCAATTAAACGAAGTATCATTCTTCATTAAAAACTTATCAAAAATTAAATAAAAATGGAAATTACAAGTGTTGAGTTACAGGAAAAAATTAACTCAGGTAAAAAAGTTATCGTAGAATTTTGGGCTGAATGGTGTGGTCCATGTAAAATGATGAAACCTATCTTTGAAAGGGTTGCATCAGAAAATACAACTGATGTTGAAATGCACACAATGAATGTGGATTTAAATAAAGAAGTTGGTATGTCCTTGGGTATTAGAAGTATCCCAACTATTAAGGTATTTGATAATGGTGAAATGATTGACACTAAAGTTGGAGTTATGAATGAAGTACAAATAAACGGGATGGTAAAAGACCTGATCAATGGATAAGTTGGCAATCATCTTTTCAATGAAGTCATGTCCTCATTGTAAAATACTTAAGGAGATGTTAGATAAAGAAGACATACCTTATGTTGATAGAGATATTGATGAACATAGTGATGAATACGATATGTTCGTATCAATAACTAAAAATGAATATGTACCTGCATTTATGTTAATTGAATCACCAGGTAAAGAAAATTCAAAAACTGAACTATATGCGCCTGAAAGGGATTTCAATGAACTTGATGAAGGTGTTACAATCATTAAAGAATTTTACGAAAGATAATAAAAAACCCCACCTTATGAGTGGGGTTTCTTTTTAGAATATAATTACATCTTCCAATCGGTCCTGAACCAAGTATGGTTTTTCTCCCTCAGGATTCAATATATCTTGGGTAATGTCATAAGACTCCATTCTATTAGAGAAGTCCTCTAAATCAAAGTCAAATACATCTAATATTAATGATTTGATTGTTTTTGAATCATACATTGAGTTGGTGATGACTTTAATGTCCATTTCATCTTCTACTTTAGGTAAGAAATGGATAAACATATTGTCCGATCCTATTGTAGATGAAATTTGATTAAGTATATAATGTGAATAGTAAACCATAGATCTACCTGTACGTAAACTATAACCATAAGGAAACTCGGAACTAATTGAAATTTCACCAAATGATTCATTTTCCTCCACGAATACATTCTTGTTAGTGTCAACCCAACCTGTTTCAATGGGGACTATATCAACTCCGTATTTAATTATATTGATCACATTAAAATGTTCTAAACCTAAAGATTTAAGTATGTCCTTATAGGTTTCATTGAATTCATTTTTTAATTCATCAATGTTAAGTTCTATTTCACTCGTGGTCTGACCATTTAACACCATGAATACTTCACAATCTGTGATTTGTATAATTGATCTTTCTTTTGGGTCAATTTTAGACACAATGAAATCGGCAAATAAATTCACTATGCCTCTTCTTGAATTTTTATTGATTAATCTCATATCTTTTTTTGTAATGAATATGAGTTTTGAATGAATATATAAATAGTTTAGTTAAATATAGTCTCCGAATATATCATTTATATCTTTATTAACTAAACGAAAATCTGGATAATCAGGTATTCTAAAGTCTAACCAATCGTATACATCTTCATCCATTAATTGTTTCATCATACCTGTGTAACTACCGTGATAGTCTAACTTATCTTCATTGTATTCACTACCTAAACGGTCGGAAAGGAATTTAATGACATCACTTTTAAAGTCACGTATTTTAACATATTGTAACCATTTAGTTTTTTCTCCTGATTGAATTTGTTGATCAATTATTCTACCAACAAAATATCTGTCTAATTCTGACCATATTAAACTATATAATTCACTTTGATATGCCCCATTATATGCGTTATTATAGATACTATATAATTCACTTTTTAATTCAGACAAGTCATCACTTAGAAGTTCATTCATAGCATCCTCATCCTTAATGAGTTCACCCAAGTCTTCTTCTTTTATAATGAAATAACCTTCAGTCCCCTGTTCTTCAGATAAACCTTCAAAAAATTCTGAATCATAATTTTCTAATGATAATTCAACGTTACCAATTTCTCTGAATATATAATTTTTTAATTTTATGATATTTTCGGGATCCAACTCATCAATGACATCTCTATAAACATTATTTGTTGAATCATAAAAATCTTCATAATAGTCTTCTTGTAAGACACGTTCGGCAACATCTTTTGCGGTGGCATCACGACCACTATCGTCAAAAAGTTCCGCAAGTTCTTCTCGATCCCTTAAGAATAGATAATAACCATCTGATTTTTTTTCAACGTCAGTAATAAGATTTCCTGATACCCACTCCAACCAAGTTTCGGGATCTTGTTGTATTTTATATAATAGAAAATCATTCTCAAGAATTTCTGGTATGTCCTTATATTCAAATTTATCTAAAATTTTTGTTTTAACTAAAAAATCAAATGATGGTACATTATCGTAAGGTATATTAGATAAGTTTAATTCATCAATTAGACCTTTTCTAAGTATAAAACTTAAAAATACCTCAATCTTATTATTAAATATTTTGGATATACCACCCCAATTACCTTCGTTAAATTCTTCTATAATTTCTTCAATATCGTTCATAATATATAAATATAAAAAAAGGTGGAAAATACTTCCCACCTCAACTTTTTAACCAATCACCGATTACTTTTTGTTGTAATACTTCTCAACAATTTTCTTTACCGACTCTTGAACCGAAGATTGATTCGCCGCTGGTTGTTGTGGAGCTTGTTGAGGTGCCTGAGCATTTTGTTGATTTGCTTTATTCTTACATCCGCATCCCATAATATTTGTTTTAAGAGGTTTATTTGATTATAAATATCAGTTAGGGTTCATATTTTGTAAACCATTTAATATTTATTGTAATATGAAAAAAGTTGTTAGAATTAATGAGAACGATTTAATTGGATTAATAAGGAATATTATTATTGAACAAGATGATAATGTTGAATATGAAGATTTCACACCAGAAGAGTATATGGACTTACTAAAGTCTGTTAATTATAAAGCACAAGCAATCCCTAAATTTCCTGATTTTAGAGGTAAAAAAATAAGGGTTAACGGTAATTTAAATTTAAGAGGTTTAAAACAAATAAGTAATTTGGGTGAGTTAATTGTAACTGGTGATTTAAATGTTGCGTACACAAATATATCAACTCTTGAAGGAGTTACGGTTGGTCGTGGTTTGAGTTATTGGGACACACCATACGCTAAAGAACTTGAAAGAAGGAAACAACTAGCTTTGAGACGTGAAGCGGAACAAAGACGAGAAGACGATGAGTGGAACCCAAATAATCCTGAAATTGACGATCAAGGTTTAATGGCAAATGCGGTATTTGATTACATGGTTCAACAGGGAGAAATAGATTATTTAACTGATTCGGAACGTGAAGATTTAAGGAATTTAGAAAAAAGAATGGAAGAACTTGAAGAACGAATACAAAATGAGGAAAATCCTGACATTATTGATGAGTTAGACTCTGAACGAAATGATTTGGAGTATGACATTGATGAACTTAAGAATAAAGATAACGATGTATATGGTTTATTACCTGAAGGAACACATTATGAATTATCTACATTTAGATCCATACATGATGGTACCAATGGTGATGTTTATGCCGTAGGTACTGAAAGTGAGGCGGATGATTCGATTAAAGAGTATTATGATGAAATGGTAAATGATCTTAACAATTTTGATAAAAGTACATTAAGTTATCATATTGATGGTGATGATGTTGCCGAATATTATGAGGACATGATTCGTGAATGGGTTACTGAAGATCCTGAAAATTATGATGTTAGTAGAGAAACTAGTCGTAGACAAGATAAAGAAATTGAAGAACTAGAAAACAAAAAAAAATCTCTTGAAATTGAGAGTTATTTGATTTCAAGTGGAGCTAGGTCACCATTAACTGAGGAAGAGGTTGAAAGTTTAAAGTACTTCAAATTTACTGATTATATGGATAATGTTTTAATTGTTGAATGGTCCGAAAATAAATGGCAAATATATCAAAACGGTAAAAAAGTTGAGTTAGTAACTTATGAAGATGAGGATGAGGACGGTGAACATGAATCGGACAACGATTCAAGGATTGAAGAGATTGAGAGTGAAATAGAAGATATTGCGGTTGAAATACAAGATATAAAAGATGAACCTGATGGTGATTTAAATGATGATGAGGTAGAAGAAGCGGTAGAAGATAGGCTACAACAAATTAAAGATGACCCAATAAGTTGGTTAGATGAAATGGGAGACCAATATGAAAATTTTGTTGATAGAAGAAGTTTATTGGATGATTTAGTTAGTGATAGTGACTATGGAACTATAAGTAGTTATAATGGTGATTACGATGAAGTTAATGTGAACGATTCAACTTTTATTGTAATGAGAATTGAGTAATAACTTTACTGAAGGTGATATTATTCTTATGTTTATGATTAATGGCACGGAAGAAAAAAATAGAATTTGTAATGGACACCGATTGGATGTTCGAAAAGCCAATTGATAGAGAACATAAAGAGTATAAATTACTTTCATATTTTCAACGTATGGGGGAAAAGTTAGACAATATGGAACTTTACCCTGGGTTTATAGAATTATCATTACATTTAGCAAACATTCAAACTCTTATCAGGGATAAGAAAATTATATATACGAATAAGAAATTTAATTCGGTTGACGATGAACTTTTGGTGAAAGACCTTAAAGTTAAAAGTGTTCCTGATATGTCAACTGATGAGTACGAAGAGTTCACAAAAATTTTACAATACACCGCACCAAGAATGTTGGAATACTTCAACATTGCAAAATCTGTGTGGACAATAGTTTTTGATAGTATTGAAACAAAATACAGAAAAAACAAAAAAGAAATTTTATCTAATAAAGGGTTCTTCTTTCATTTAGATAAAAGGGACAACAAATATTATGTTTGGGAATATGAGGTATCACCAGCAGCAAAAAAATCACCTGAAAGTAAAACAAATGTCAAATTAATTTATTGTGATGATAAAAACAAATTGACTATACCAAAGATAATAACTACATTTTCTGAAGCCGAAAACAAAACAAAATTACCGGTATTAGAGATGATAAGTAGAGGTGATTTCCCAATTGAAGAAACATTATTACCGTTGTTCAAAAGAAAAACAATAATGTTAATTAATCAGGCGAGAAATTACACGATTGAACAAGAGGAAAAGAAAAAAGAAAAAGAATTTTTAGAAGATTAAAATGAGTTTCAACAAAAGAATTTTAAAGAAAGAAAACATCCTTATTCACTTAAATGATATTATGACTTATTTAAATGCCGATGCAATTATTTGTACCGACGATTTTTCGCGCAAAGTCTATAGGATGTATACCGAAGGTTTTACCAAAGAGGAAATAATAAATGTTATAAATAAAATGAAATGAAAGTTAAGTTAGAATATGTGTGGATCGACGGATATACACCTGAACCAAACCTAAGAAGTAAAGTTAAAATTATGGACTATGAACAAATTAAAAATTGTTTGGTTCTAAATAATTTTCCTGAATGGAACTTTGATGGGTCATCAACATTACAAGCGGAAGGTAATAGTTCTGATTGTATTTTAATGCCTGTTAGACATTATTTTTGTGATAATACAAATACGATTTACGTGTTGTGTGAAGTAATGAATTCTGATGGTACACCACACGAAACTAATACAAGATCAAAACTAATTGGAGATCAAGAAGATTTGTGGTTTGGATTTGAACAAGAATACTTTATCTATGATAGAAAAAACAAATGTATTTTAGGTCACGATGAAAACAACTTGGAACCACAAGGTAAATATTATTGTGGTGTTGGTGAATATGTTTCAGGAAGAGATTTTGTTGAGGAACATATGGATATGTGTTTAAAATACGGAATTGACATTACAGGGATCAACGCTGAGGTTGCGTTAGGTCAATGGGAATATCAAGTATTTTCAAAAGGTAAATTAAAGGCGGGTGATGATTTGTGGATGACTAGATACTTCTTGTATAAAATCTCTGAAAAATATAATTATGGTATTGACCTACATCCAAAACCAATCCAAAAAGGTGAGTGGAATGGTTCAGGTCTCCACACAAACTTCTCCACAGATAAAATGAGAAATGATGGTAATGAAGAATATTTTATGTCATTGTTTAATGCGTTTGAGGTAAGGCATGAAGCTCATATTAAAGCTTACGGGTCAGATAACAATCTCCGTTTAACTGGTAAATTTGAAACACAATCAATTGATAAATTTAGTTGGGGTGTTTCAGATCGAGGGGCATCAATTAGAGTTCCAAAAGAGACTGCTGAAAATTGGAAAGGTTATGTTGAAGATCGTAGACCAGGATCAAATGCGGATCCGTACAAGATTATTATTGAGATTGTTAAATCATTGGATGCAACTAAACAAATCTATGGAATGAAACATATGATGAATAAACTTGTTGATATTGAAGGATTAAGTGAAAAATATAGAACTATATCTGGTGATGAGTTATTAAAAGAATATAAAAATGATGATGATTATGAGGTTAATGAGGACACTATGAGGTCAAAGGCGAATATTGAACCTGAAGTAATAAAATTTGACACAGAGTCATTAATAAAATCTTCATCATTACCTGAAGAACTTAAAAAGATAATGTTAAACGCAGATAAAGTTGAAATAAAATGAGTGAACAAGTAAATCACCCTCAACATTACGGAGGATCAGAAAACCCATATGAGGCTATCAAGGTAATTGATGCTTGGGAATTAGGATTCTCATTGGGAAATACAGTTAAGTATATATCAAGAGCCGGTAAGAAAGAATCGGATAAAGAGTTACAGGACCTTAAGAAAGCGTTATGGTACTTGCAGCATCATATAGAAACATTAGAGAAAAAATGAAAATAGTAGTAACAGGAGGAGCGGGGTTTATTGGTTCCGCATTTATAAACCACCTATTAGATAACTTTGAATGTGATGTTATTTGTGTTGATAAACTAACATATGCTGGTCGTAGAATGAATCTTAAACACAATGTTTCTTTTTTACAAAAAGACATTTGTGATGTAACGGCAGATGAACTTGGTGATTTTGATTACATCGTTCACTTTGCGGCTGAGTCTCACGTCGACAATTCAATTAAAAATGGGTTACCATTTGTTAGAACTAATGTTGAGGGGACATTTAATTTATTGGAAATATCAAGAAAAAATAAAAACATTAAAAAATTCATACACATTTCAACCGATGAGGTATATGGTGATATGGATGAACACATCGCAATTAATCATACCGCAACTGAGGGTGATGATCTTAAACCAAGTTCATATTATTCGGCAACAAAGGCGGCTTCAGATTTGTTAGTGTTATCTGCAAATAGAACTTATGGTTTACCATATCTAATTACAAGAACTTGTAATAACTTTGGTGA